CATCAAGCGCGCGCTCGAGCCGCTCGCGGCCCGCCTCGCGGCCGTCGAGGGCCACACCGCGGCGCTCGATCTGCGCGAGCGGATGGCGGCCGCCGAGGTCCGGCTCGAGCTCGCGGGCGCGCGTGTGGCGGCGCTTGAGACGCGGCCGCCCGTGCCGGGCCCGCCGGGACCCGCCGGCCAGGATGGGCTCGGCCTGCAGGACCTCGCCGTCGAGCAGGACGGCCACACCGTGACGTGGAAATTCGCCAGCGGCGACCAGGTGAAGACCTTCCCGCTCACGTTTGCGTTCCTGCGGGACTGTGGCGTCTACGTCGAGGGGCGCAGCTACGAGCCGGGCGACGTGGTCAGCTGGGGCGGCTCGCTGTGGGCCTGCCAGGCGGCCTCCACGGGCCGTCCAGGCCTCGTGGCGACGGCGGCGGCCTGGCGCCTGTGCGTCAAGTGCGGACGCGATGGCAAGGACGGCAAACCGGGCGACCGCGGGCCCGCCGGGCCGGCGGGCAAGGATTACGGCGAGACCTTCGACGCGCTCCGGCAACGCTGATGGCGCGCGTCACCTTGCAGCAAGCGGTCGACCACCTGGCGCTGCCGCTCGTGCTCGACAGCACGCCGCTCGACCCGCGGCAGAACGACCTCGCGCTCAAGCTGTTCATGGCCGAGGCGATCATCGTCGACTACTTGAAAATTCCGCCGGCGATTAATCCGCTCGGGCCGGCGCTGCGCGACAGCGCGCTGCCCCCGGACTGGACGCCCTGGCCGCCGACCGATCCGCCGGCGCCGGTGACGCCGCCACGCGGCCAAATTCCCGAGGACGACCCGATTGTGCAGGCCGCCATCCTGCTCGAGCTCGGCGAGCTCTGGCGCTTCCGCGGCGACGATACCGACGCCCAGAGCGCCGGCCAGGACGCGCGCGAGCTCGGCCAGCTGTCGCCGACGATTACCAACCTCCTGCGCCGGTATCGCGATCCGGCCTACGCTTGACTATGCCGCTGACCTCGACCGGCGCGCGCGTCACCTTCGCCATCACCCTACTGAACCCGGGGCCGGCGGTGCCGGATGGCGACGGCGGCTGGACGAACACGCCCGTGCCGCTCGGCCCCGGGCCGGTCTGCGGCAGCATCACGCCGGCGCCGCGGCGCCAGGACTACGAGCAGGCGGGCGGCGGCAGCACCATCGGCCACGACTCGAGCGTCGTCGTGCTGCCGTATCTGCCCGGCGTGACGACGCAGACCTCGCTCACCTGGGCGGATCGGCATGGGACGGCGCATCTCGCGAATATCCTCGCCGTGACCAACCCCGACGGCCGGGACCTCGAGCTGCATCTCGAGGTCGTCGAGGTCGCGCGATGAGTAGCAGCCTGACGTTCGAGGGGCTCACCGAGCTGCGGCAGGCGCTCGTCAATCTGCCCGCCGAGCTCACGAGCGAGGCGAGCGCCATCGTCTACGCGTCGGCGAGTGAGGCGGCGCGCGCCATCATCGACGCCTATCCGACGCGCACCGGGCACCTCAAGGACGGCGTGTCGGTGACGCGCACCCGCGTGAGCACGTTCGGCACGGCCGCGGTCGTGACCAATCGCGCGCCGCACGCCTTCATTTTCGAGATGGGCACGCAGGCGCGGCACACCAGTCTCGGCGCGAATCGCGGGTCGATGCCGCCGGGGCGCGTGTTCGTGCCGCGCGTGCAGCGCTACCGCGCCCGCATGTATGAGGGGCTCGCCGAGATGATCCGCACGCACGGCCTCGAGGTGACGACTGGAGGCGGTGAGGAATGACGACCGCCGCGGCGCGCACCGTCACGACCGACTCGTCGGCCATCGACAACGCGCTGATCGCGCTGCTCGGGTCCGACCCCGAGCTGCTGCAGCTCTGTCCCAACGGCGTCTACTACGACGAAGCGCCGCCCGGCTCGACGCGGTTTGTGATTGTGAGCCTGGTGCAGGAAGTCGACGTCGACGTGTTCGGCGGCAACGGCTACGAGGACGCGCTCTACACGGTCGAAGCGCGGATGCTCTCGAACAGCGCCGGGGATATTCGGCGCGCCGCGGCGCGTATCCACACGCTGCTGCAGGATCAGCCGCTCGTCGCCGAGGGGTTCACCTACATGGCGATGTACCGCGAGACGCGCGTGCGGATCACCGAAGTCGACGAGGTCGACGTGTCGATTCGATGGAACCGGCGCGGCGGCCACTATCGCGTGCAGATGACACCGAGCTAACCCACGGGTGATCGCGGAAACCTTGAACACGGGCACAGCAGAGGGAGACGACACATGGCGATTCTGACCGGACGGTACGGCAAGGTGAAATACGATCCGACGGGCGTCGGTGGTCCGACCGCCGTCGAGATCATCAGCATCAACGGCTTCAAGCTGTCGATGAAAACCAATTACGAGGACGTGACCTGTTTCGGCGACCTGAACCTCGTCTATATTCCGGGCCTCAAGGACGTGTCCGGGACGCTGCAGGGCTTCTGGAATAGCGCCGACACGACGCTGTTCGACGCCGCGGATGCGCCCACGCCGGGCTTCCTCGAACTGATTCCGAATTCGGGCACGACCGAGTCGGCGTTCTTCTGGTCCGGCCTCGCCTACATGGACGCGGACATCGACTGCACGCTCATGGCGCCGAAGATCAGCGGCACGTTCAAGGCCGCCGGGCCCTGGGCGCGCGCCGGCGGCTAAGCGGCCCGCGCCGTGTTTACGACCCTTGCGCTGCACGGTGGCGCGGCGACCCTGCTCTGGGGCCACCGCGAAGCCGCCGTGCTTGGCGCCTGGCGCATCGAACGCGCGGCGCGGGGCCGGTGGCAGTTGTCCGCCACGGTCACGCGCGTCAATCCGTACCACGTCCGGCAGCGCCCCTTGCTCTTTACCGCGCCGCGCGCACGCGGGTTCTGGGCCTGGGGCGTCGAGTCGGTCACGGTCGGGCCGCGCACGCTGCAGGCGACGCTCGGCCCCCCTGAACAATAAGAACCGGAGCCCCCTGTATGAGTCGTTTTCCGCCGCCGACGGTCACGGTGCTGCACATCTCGGAGGGCGACACCATCACCGTGCGCACGCGCCTGAACGCCGGCGAATCGCGCGCCGCCTACGCGCGCATGATCCGCACGGGGCCCGACGGCGAGCTCCAGGTCGACCACAGCCAGCAACCGCTGGCGATCGTGCTGGCGTATCTGGTCGACTGGTCACTCGTCGACGACACCGGCGCCGTCGTGCCGATTCGCAATCAGCCCGACGCGGTCGTGCTGGCGGCGCTCGATGCGCTCGACACCGACAGCTATCTCGAGATCAAGGACGCCATTCAAGCGCACGACCTCGAGATTTTGCAGACGCGCCTCGCGCTAAAAAAAACCCTGAGTGGCGAGAACGGGTCGTCAGCGACCTCGCCATCGCCCGACGCTGTCACTGGCGTTATGAGTGGGTCGCTGAACTAGACGTCGACGTGTACGACGTCCTGGTCGAAGAACTGAACCGCGAAACGCGCGAGGCTGAGTAGATGGCCGCCATCACCGGAAAATTCGCCGCCGACTTCACGCCGTTCTTCACGGCGGTGCAGCAGGCTGACGCCTCCCTGAAAGAGTTTCAGGCGGGCGCCGGGCGGGTCGGCACGTCGCTCGACGCGATGGCGAATCAGTTCTCCGGGAAGAAGGTGATCGAACAAGCGACGCTGATGGAGAAGGCGTTCCAGGATCTCACGGCGCAGGGGATCGGCCTGACCACCGCGGAGCTCGAGCGCATGGGGCGCACGGCGACCGAGGCGAGCGAGAAGATGCGCGCCATGGGCATCGAGGTGCCGCCCGGCATCCAGAAGATCGCCGATGCCACCAAGGCGGTGCAGAAGTCGACGGAGGGCGCGAAAGAGGCCTCGACCGATTGGGCGGGCTCGCTGAAAGACCTGGCGGCGTCGGTGGGGGTCGGGTTCTCGATCGGGGCGATCGTGGAATTCGGCAAGGCGGTGGTCGAAGCCGGCAGCCAGATCAACGACATGGCTGAGCGGCTCGACATCTCGACCGACGCCGTGCAGGGATTCAAGTACGCCGCGGAACAGACCGGCACGACGCTCGACGCGGTCGGCGCCGCCATCAACAAGATGAACGAGAAGCTGTCGGGCGGCGACAAGGCCACCGTCGGCGCGCTCAAGGAGTTGCACATCAACTTCCAGGCCATCCGGGACATGAAACCGGAGGACGCGTTTCTCGCCATCACCGACGCGCTGCAGCACGTGAACGACCCCATGGACCAGGCGCGGCTGCGCACCGAGCTGCTCGGCAAGGCGGCGAAGGAACTCGGGCCGGCGATCACCGAAGGCTTCCGTAAGCTGGCCGACGAGGCGCCGAAGATGTCGAAGGAGGCCATCGCGGCGTGCGACCAGGTCGGCGACGCGTGGAACCGGCTGTCGACGACCGTGAAAGCCAAGTCCGCCGAGATCATTGCGTCGTCGATCGCGATGGCGAAGGGCGTCACCTCCTCGTGGTCCGAATTCAAACTCTTCACGATGCAGGCGTTGACGGGGAACGGCGTCTCGGCGCTGGCGTTTGCCGGGGCGATGCAAATGGCGACGGACGCGGCGAAGGAGAATCGCGACGTCAACCTCACGCTGCCCGGGCCGATCCACAAAACGAAAGAGGAAATGGACGCGGCCGCGGCCGCCGCGAAGAAGTACGCCGACGAATTCAATGCGATGGTCGGGAAGTTCTCAAGCGCGGCGGCGCAGCAGCAGATGAAGATGCTCGACGCCGTCTTCAAGCAGCTGAGCGCGAGCGGCAAGCTGACCAAGGAGGGGATGGCCGAGCTCGCCAAGGAAGCCGAGAACCTGTCGAA